AAATCTAAAAAAGAAAAGAATTATGAATTATGTGAATATCTATTCCAAAAATTACGAGATATGGGAGTATCATTTGACGTACAATAAATTTAAAATAGGAGAGATGTTATTATGGAAGATATTTATAGTCAATTAGCATTAGCAGTAGCTACTATAATTTCAGCATTTATAGCATTTGCAGGGAAAGCAATAGTTACTTTTATCAATAGTAAGAAAGATTTAATTAATATTCAAACTTCTACTGAACAAAATAAATTAAAAGAAACTATTATTGAAAATGTAATAAAAGCAATTAATCAAGAATTCTCTGATATGTCAAATAATATGAAAAAAGAAAGTGCTGTAAATACTATTGCAGAAATTTTTAAAAGCAAGAAACTTCCTATTGATGAAAATATGATAAGAAGTTATGTTGAAGCAAAAGTATCTGATACAAAAGCAAAAGTAGTTAAAGAAGTAGAAAATATTATTACTGAAAAAGCGAAGGAATTTTTAGTGAAGTAGATTAATAATGATAGAAGTTATAAAAAAAATAACCCTAAAAAGAGTTATTTTTAACACCATATTTTTTCTGACATTCTTTATAAATGTAACTTCTATCTATACTTTTCTTTAATATTGGAGGTATTATTTTTGCATCAAATACACAGTATTGCTTATCATAATTTACAATACATTTAGCATGATATTTTTTAGTATTCATACATTCTTCAATCGAAAAAGGATTTAATTCTTCCTCAAACAATTTCAAATTCTCTTTACTGGTATTAAATAACATATAACTACTTCCAGCAGATTTAAGAGTTATAAGTAAATCTTTAAAATCACTTGGTTTATGTGCAGAAAAAACATATTTTAATCCATATTTTCTCATTTCCCTTATATTGTCAAGCAATTTTCTAGCTGTAGGATACCTATGAATTTCATCTATTATTACATTGCTTATTATATCATTATTTATTTTAGTCAAATGAGATAACCATATCTTTGAAATTAAAAATGTCATAATACTATCAATTGTTTTATCTGACATATTCACTTGTGGCATTTTACAAACAACAACATATCCATTTTCTGCAAAATATTTAAAATTAATATTTTTATTTGCTTGCATAGAAAACAAATTTGATAATAGATAATCACCTAAAAGTAAATCTAACCTATCAATAATACCTTTCACATCTGGAATATTCGTATCACCATTTTTATCTAGCATATTTAAGTCTTGAACAATCTTACTATTCTTAGTTAATTTTGATTGTTTTATGAATTTATGTCTTTTATCAATGTCAATAAGGCAATTCAATACATCTAATATAGTAGTATTAGGCAAACTGAAAACTAGCAAACCAGCAGAAGTAAGAAATCTTTTCATTCTTGGACTTAATTTTTGTACATTATCATCAACAAGAGAATCAAGAAACAATATCAATTGTTGTGTAATCTGATTTGATATATACATCTTACTTTTATTGTCAATCTTGCTATTCTTAATTTCATCCCAATTTAATCCAAAAATATAATCTGTATCAGAAAAATCTAATATACATATTTTGTTAAAATTTTCAGGTAAATTATTTATTATATTTTCTGACAACTCACAATTCTTTATCCCATCTAAAACAAATAGACTTTGATTATTTTCTACACATGAAATAGCATAGTTTGTTATATATTCACTTTTCCCTGCACCTTGCATCCCAAAAATTGCCAATGGAAGTGAAGTAACATCTTTATCCTTTATATTCCAAGATGCAGTTTTCACGACACCTTTATACTTTACTTCACCAATTGGTATTCCATTTTCAAATAATTGTTTCGGTAAATTCATTTCTTTAGTATCAATACTTTCAATAATTGAATATTCCTGTTGATAATATCTAGTAGGCAATTGCATGAATACAGCGATTTCTTTAGCTGAATATATATTTTTAACATAGTTAAATTTTACTTTAGTATTTTTTGGTTGTAATTTTTTGCCTATCATTAATTCATTATCACCTGAAATATCTCTAAGACAAACTTCAATTGATTTACCAATTTGTTCTTGTTTGACTAAATCATTTGATTGAACAAATACTCTAATCATTGCATCAAATAAATCATAAGTAATTTTCTGATTAGTATAACTAGAAAAAGATGGTTTTTTTGATATACTATCATCATTATTTTTCATAGAAAACAGTATATCAAAAATTGCAAATATAACATCTAATGTAATTGGTATTATAGAAAATATTTTATCTACGATAGTTTTATTAGGAAATTTATTGGTAGATTTAACATATTTTAGTTTCTGATTCTCTAATAATTCTTTTGCAAATTCATCCAATGTAGACAAATTAATTTCAAATATAACAATGTCATTTTCTTTAATGTCTTTAGAAATAGATAAGAGAGCAGGAATTGGATTTTCGCTTCGCATATCACAATTCAATGACTTGAAATTTTCTTCTTTTTGGATAAGGTTAAATTGCGTTGTCCTATTTAAATTTAAAATATCCAAAGGATTATTTGAAGATAATATTGTTATGTTTGGAAATGTTTGTATATATCTATTTGAAATAAAATCAATTGTTTCGGAAGGTAAGCACATGTGAAAAGATATTTTATTATTAGTAAATACTATATAATAAGAAATATATTGTTTTTTAGTATAAATAATTTTTCCATTTTTAAAACTAATTCTGCTAAATAAATCTTTATATATAGTAGAATAAATGGACTGAATAAGTTTTATATTCTTCAATCCATTTTCAACTGAAATATCTGGTATAATCTGAATGTGGGAATAATTAGATGATTCTATTTTAAAAAATGGTATCACCTCCTAGACAAATATAACTGACATTAATCTGAAGATAGTATAAAACATACAAGAGTAATATAGATAATTAGCATATTTCTTTCTATTCATAATGACCATATAGCAAGATAATACTGTCACACAAAGACAGATACAACAACCAACATCAAAAATTGTAATAAATGAAAATTTAGGTAGTATTAAATCATAAATTTTTCCTGAAAGATAATCACTAATTTCAACTAGCATATTATCACTTCCTAAAATTTCAATCCATTAGCAATACTGTCAACTAAATTAGTAAATCCTTGACATAACCTAAGAGAAATAAATCCTATAGCTGCCCATTTTATACTGTCTATTCCTACTACATATTGTTTCCTCATAATGTAATAACTTCCATATACAACAGAACAGGAGAATATTACTTTTCCAATATCTATTAAAATTGGCATAATACCATTATTAAAAGCTGTACTTAATTCATTATTATAGCAAAATCCCATTGAAGGAAATATAAATATAGATGATATAAATATAGTAGAAGTTATAATTTTTTTCATTGTATCACTCCTACTTAATTTTTTTATATATGAAATAGATAAGAGATAAAACACAAATTAATTCACCATAGTTAAAAATATGGTTTAAAAAATCCATAAATTTACACCTTCTTTGTGAATAATTTAAATCGGTACGGAGCATAATAACATCATCAATAAAACAACAGGAGGTAATGAACATGCCATTATTTTTAGCAGGAATAGCTTTAATTGATACAGTAGCTAGAATTTTAGGTGTTTATTAGCATAAAAAAAGCAAGATAGTGTTTATCCTGCCAGAGAGTAGAAAAAATCTAATGTTATTTTATAATATAAAATATATGCTGGGTAAAGGCAGAAATATACCAATATTAAATTGTAATTTATGGAAAAATAAAATATTAATTGACAGGAATCTTCCATTTGATTTTATCATTGGGAGGCTTCTTTTTTTCAGGGACAATAGGCGTATGTGTTTTTTGCGTATCAATTTTAGTATGTGTTTTTGGTGTAGGAATTGGTGTAGGAATTGACTTCATAGCTTGATATGCAAGGCGTAACATATCTCTAATTATTCTTGATTGATTCTTATGATTCTTAATAAATTCAATAATATCATTATCATATTCTTCATTAAGATGAAAGTTATATCTACTAATTTGTATCACTTCCCTTCTGTTTTTTTGTATGTTTAATTCTATGTCGTGTCGAAAAATAATAGAATTAATTTTTGAATAGTAATTTTTTCCATTTTTTATAGAATGGAATTTTCTTTTGTTTTATTTCTTCTAGTTTTTCATTTAATTCTTTAATACGTTCTAATAGTTTTTCTTCTTGAATTGCAATTTGAGCTGTCTTTATTTCCGACACCTCTTCACGAATCAAATTAATAGCTTCGGTAAAATCTTTTAAAGCTAAAGTATAAGAATTTAATTCATCCTTTGTAACATAATTTTCTATAGGCATAGGAATATATTCTTCTACATTAGAGTTATCCACAGTTTCTATAGTATTTTCTATACTGTCAGGCTTACCATTTTTCCATAAATCAAGGTTTTCTATAGAAACTAATTTCTTATTTCCATCCATAACATAAGGCATACCATCTTTATTTATGCGGTTTCTTATTGTTCTTGGATTACAATTTAGATATTTAGATGCTTCTTCTATAGAAAGAAATTTGTTTTCTACTTTTTCAACAAGATGCAAAGTCACATCATTCACCTCTTCTATGTTTTCTATATTGTTTCTAGTTAAATATAACTTTAAAGCATTACTTTTAGCTTTAATAATCTTTAAATAATCATAATCATCATTATCTTGATTATTATATACGTGTGGAATTTCTATAGAATTTCTATGATTTTCATAGATATTTTCTAGCTTTTTCATAGCTTGTCCCATTGTAAATACCTCCAAAAATAATTTTTATATATAATAAAAGTAGAGGTATTGACAAGCTATCTGTTTTTGCTATAATAAAAAGACAAAAGCAAAGCAGGTAGATGAAAACATCTACTGAGGATAAAGTCACCTAATTCTTTTGCAGGGAAGTGAGGTGGCTTTTGCATTTAATTAGCAATAATTTTAACATTACTTTTTGTTATAAACAATATACTTCCTTCTATTAAACTACATTTATTTTTATGTAGTTTTTTTATTGCATAAATTCGCCAAAATATGATATAATGAAATTTTAATACTACACAAAATACTTATTGACAAATATAAAAACATAGTGTATTATTATTATATTAATAAAATTTTAAAAGGTGATGATAGTAAATGAAATATCATATTATAAATCTTAGCAAAGAAGAATTAGAAACTAGAAGTAAATTTGAAACATTTTTTACTGTACCAGAAATTGCAAAAATTATAAAAAAATCAGAAGAACAAACTAGAAGAATACTTAGAGATGAGAAAATTCAATCTCACAAAGTATGGAAAAGTTACTATGTTCTTGAATCAGATTTGCGTGACTATATGATTTCAGAAGATAGAACAAAAATAGAGATATATAAGTTTTTTGAATTTGAGTATAAGCATCAGGTGAAATTTTATCATCCTTCGGAAGATTTAAAATTTCAAGGTGTTATATCTGTATTAGTTAATATGCTTATAGATTTTCAAATACCTTTATTAGATAATATTAAAGAAGAATTGAAAAGTATGTATTTATAACTTGCTAATTTACATAGCAGGTTATTTTTTTGTTTAAAAAATTATCATAATCACAAAAAAACATATTGACACATATGATGAATATATGGTATTCTACACATAGAAAATATATACCAAGAAAAATAAACCAAAAAACGGAGGTTATTATAAATGAATAAATTAACAACTGAAGAATTTGTTGAAGTATTTGAAAGTAGATTTAATTGTTGTAGTATTGGTATCAACTTGAATACTAAATATGCAAATGTAGTAACTTGTTTTGAATCAGCCACTATTGCTCATTTTGCAGATAATACGATTCATTTCTATGAAGAAGCTGGTGAAACTGATTATCAATTTGCAATTAAGTTAGATGATATTAGACAGATATATATGAATGATTATGAAATTAATATTTTACCTGATGATGATTTTGGTGGGCAATTTGTTTTTCTTTGTAATGATGGTACAAAAATAATCATAGATGGAGATAAATAATATGGCAAAAATATATAAATTCCCTGCTGTTGCTGTTGTCGCTGTCAGTGATAATGAATTTGAATTAACTCTTGATGATATACCTGATATACCTGATATAGATTATGCTCAAATGTTTAGAAATAAATCTACATGCTATAAGTGTGGTAAATCACTAAATCTTAGTGACTATGCAAATACAATTTATAGTGTGAGAGAATCAACAGGATATAGTAATGAAGTCGAAATCTGTAGCGAATGTATATTGGGATTTTTAGGAAATGCAATTTAATAATCAAAAAACAACCAAGTGAAAATTATCTTGGTTGTTTTGGTGTTTAAAGTTTGAATGAAACTGAGATTTTATCATGATTTTCATTTTTCTAAATGCTTATAAATTAAGGGTTTAGAGCATGTGTCAATTTTTGGAAATTTTGATATTTTTGATGGATTTTTAAGATTGTAAAAATAATTGTATTGACAAATTGGAAAAAATATGTTACAATAAAGTTGTATGGAAATTTATATATCTAATTATGAAAAGTATATATGAGTGACAAAATACAAATATAAAAATGCTTGACATGAAATTTTGAATATGTTACAATACGTTTAGAAGTATGAAAAAAAATAAAAATAATTTTATGGAACTTTTTTAAAATTTATGTGTCTAAGTAAGTAGGGAACAAATTATAAAACTAATTGGAGGAAGATATTATGAGTTATGAAAAAATGAAAAATGATTTAAAAATGCTTATCAAGAATAATGATGAAATTAAACAAGAATTAAAAATGTTTGAAAAATTATTTCAAAGGCAACGTATACTAATAGAACATGGACAACAAATTGATAGTATGTATGCAAAACAATTTGATTTTATGTATTCTATGCTATCACAAGAACAAAGAATTATATTACATCAAAAATTTAGCAATGAAAATGAATTGGTATTTGTAAAATCACAATTGTATTTAAATTAAATTTTTTACTAGCATACTACAAATTGTTAATATAATTGTGATTAGTAGTATGCTAGTAAAAATTAATAATGAGAAGGGATGGTATTATGAAAACTACACAAGTAATTAGAAATTTTAATGATGCTAATTATTTATTAGACAAAGGACATAGAATATATTCTATTGATAGAGATAGGAGGGATAGGAGATATTTAATATTTTATTTTGTGAACAATGAACAATTACAAAAAGATTTAAAGGATATTACACCAAAATAAAATTAAATTCTCCTATACACAAAATGTGATATGAAAATCATCATATTTGACTTTTATAACACAAAATGTGTATAGGAGAATCAATTTTTATAACACAAAATGTGTACTGCATAATAAAATTACACAACACAAAATGTGTATACTTCCAGAGTGTATAAAGAACTAAATAGTATAAAGAATAAAATAGTATAAAGAATAAAATAATATAAAGATATATTCATAATTGCTAAAGCAATCATTTTATGATTTATAAATAAAATTAGGAGGATAATTATGAAAGATGATAATAATAATTATCGTGTGATATATAAAAAATATTTAGCTGATGCTTTATCATTTTTAGGATTTAGATATTACAAATATAATGATGATAAAGGTACAGGATATTCATTTGTTAAATCAGATAAATTTATCAATGCTTTGAATGAGTTATTAGAATTAAAAAATAAATATAATAAATAAATGGAGGTTATAATTATGAGTGAGAATTTAGAGAAAAAAGAAAAAAGTTTTATTATTTTACCACATAGTTGTTATGATAGTAAGGATATAAGTAATGAAGAATTAACTATACTTGCTTTATTACATAGAAATTTTAATAATGCTACTTCAAGAAGTATATGTTCTATTAAAATGTTAATTGATTATATGCGTAAAGATAGCAGAATAGATAGAACAATAGTTAAAACTATTAAAGAAGCAATTAAATCTTTAATGAGTAAAAAATATAAATATAAATATAAAGATATAAAAGATAAAAAAGATTATATCATAGAAGAATTTTATATTACTGAATTAAGAGATATTTATTATAATTTAATTACAATTGATGATATTAAAAATATAGATTTTATATTTTACATTGGATTAACTAAACCTAAAAATCAATTTATTCAGATTGATAATATTGATATTGATAAAATATTTGAACATATAAAAGGTGTAAGTTTAAATAAATTTGCTTTGGTTAGATATTATATTGCTTGTAGAAGAGTAATGCAAAATGAAGCAAATTTTGGATTTATTACTCAAAGTAAATTAAAATCATTAATAACTGATTCTAAAAGTATTCAAAGATATAATAAGATACTCCAAGATGATTTAAATTTAATTAGATATTGCAATGATTATCTTACTCCTGATAAACATTATTGTAGTACATTTGTTGGTTTATATGAGGATGAAAAATCATTTAATAGTCAAGTAAAATATATAGTTGATGCACAAGGATTAATACCAACAGATAAAACTAAATCTAATCAAAAGAGAAGTACAAAACAAAAGATTAATGGTTTAACTAAAAAAGAATTAGAAAATAATTTGCTCAAAGAAGAAATTGAAAAATTAAAAGCAGAAAACGAAAAATATAAAGAATTGCAATATAAAGAAAGCAAAAAGGATAAAAAGAAAAGAATAGAAAAAGAAGATGCAGAAATAGTTGAAGGTATTAATGATTTATATGGTGCTAATCAATATGAAGAAGAAGAAGAACAAATGAATCCTGATGATATTGTTCCTGAAAGTTTAAAAATAACTCAAGAATATTTACAAAAGCAAGAACAAAATGATGAATTAGATATTTGGGATAATGATGAAATTGATATTAATAGTATTTGGGGAGAAGAAAAAGTAGAAGCAAAAAAATGTATTATTTGCAAAGAATACTATACTGAAGTTACTGATGTAGATGATTGGTGTCAAAGTTGTATTGATGAAAATAGAATTGTCAAAAGGTATCGTGGAAAATTTTAAATAAAAAATAAAATGACGAAGGGATGATGATTATATTATGAAAAAAGAAAATAAAAATAATAATGTTTATATTATGTCTATTGAAGGTGCAGATTTATATGAGAATATGAATAGAGAGAATTATATTATTGATGAAAATGGTAAAATAGTCACAGAGAAAAAAGAATTACATACTTCATTTGTTGGTATGTTTCCTCATTCTTCAGAATTAGTAAAATTAAAGGAAACAGGACTTAAAACATTTGATAGCAAAAGATATAATAAAGTAATGACAAATGATATAATAAATGTGAAATTCAGGAAAGGTATTAAATCAGGAAAAGACATAGCAAAATCAATAAAAAAGAAAAATAAAGAGGATATTAGAATTGAATTCTTCAAAAGTAAAGATGATTGGGAAAGTATTAGTATTGACGATTTAAGAGAAAAATTATATGTAGATGGATTTGAATTAGAAATTGAAGGTAAAAAAGTAAGGTATACTGTTTACAAACGGAGTAGTGCAAAAAGTCGCACTTCTCAGGTACTTTTTATAAAGGAATCAATGAGATATGAAATGATTAAATGGGCAAGGTTAGGAATGAATTTAGATGATAGAGATGATTGTGATTTCCCTTCATTATTAGCCTATGAAAGTTTAGTTTCTTCAAGTGTAGATTATTTTATTAAAATTAATCCTGATAATATTCTTATTGTTGATGATGTTAAATCTATATTTCCTATTGATTGTAATGTAGTTGAGAAGGATGAAGAAGGTAAGTTAGTTAGTAATCCAGTAGATAACTATATGATGGAAAATGATATTTTTGATGGTGAAGGTTTGCTACAATTGGAATATTTTCCAGAAGGTAAAACAATGCAATTATTACGTCAACATATGGCAAAATGTTGTGCTTTTGCATGTGATATTCAAAAGTTTCTTAGAGATAATTGTCCTGATGATATTGATTTTGACACATGGAAAATAAATAATATGTTCAATGAACCAATGTTAGCTAGTGAAATACATATGATATTAACTCCTGCATCATTGAAAGCCTTAAAATTTTCTGATATAAAAGGTAGTAAACCTAAAATGTGGAAACATTGGAAAGAAAAAGTTAAAAAAGAAAATAATCAATTTGGTGTTGTTAAATATGATAAAGAATCAAAAAGAGGTAGAGATTATGAAGATAATATTTTACAACAGACTTCATACCAGATGCTAAACAGTATGCCTATCTCATATAGTGATATGAAAGATTTAAGTTTCTTTGAATGTGAATATGTAATGGAATTAAAAAATAATGATGATACATATATTGAATATTTAAAGCAAAATGCAAATAATATAAATTGCAACAATATGTTAGTTGATTTATATATGAAGAATAAGAATATAGTTAATTTAGATTTATTCAAAAACAAAAGAACAAAAGATATTCATAATTATGTAAATCACGTTAAAAAAGGTAAAATTAGACTGAATGGTGATTACTGTACAATCCTTGGAAACGGTAAGGAATTATTATATCATGCTATAAGACAACTACCAGTTGAAAAAGGTATCCTTAATTTTAAGGAATGGGAAAGTAAAATGATATTAAAGGATAATGAAATTTATACTACATTGCATGATTTTAATTGTGAATATGTTGGCTTTAGAAATCCACATACTGCTCAATCTAATGTATTGATAGTGAAAAATAAGAAAGTTAAATTCATTGAAGATTATTTTGTAATGAGTGATAATATCATTTATGTAAATTCTATAAACTTCCCTATTTGTCGAATCTTATCAGGTCAAGACCTTGATAGTGATAATTTAGTATTATTTTCCAATTGTAAATTATTAGAATTAGCAAGAAAATGTTACATAAAAAGTGATGAATCAAATTATCGTGTTTGTGTAAATAATGTAGCTAAATCTCCTGTACCATATGCAGTAAATTCTAGTGACCATGCTAAGATTGACAATATCCTTGCAAAATCACAATTCAATATAGGCACAGTAGTTAATTTAGGAGCACTATTTTTAAGTGAGTATTGGCATAGGATTAAAAATAAAAATAATAAAGACTTAGATAAGTTATTAAATTGTATAGATATTTGTACAATTTTGTCAGAGATATCTATAGATAGTGCTAAGAGGTTATATGATATTGATATATCAGAACAAATTAAATATTTATATGATAGTGGATTGTTACGCAAAGAAAAACCTGATTTCTTTAAATATGTATCACAAAATGAAAAAATAACTACTAAACATTATGATACAGCTATGGATTATTTGTTTGATGCAATGGATAATTTACCTGATGCAAAATGGAAAAATACTATCACTATGAATAATAGTAAACTTTTAAAAGATGTAGATACAAGTAAAGCAAAAGATAGACAAGTAAAAGGTATTATTGAAAATGTTGTAAAAATGTCAAATTCTATTAAAGCAATTGAAGCAACATATAAACTTATGGAAAAGTATAGTAAAATAGATAAGAAAGAAAAATATAATTCTATTGATGATGTTATATCTGATGGAATGTATCAAGTAAAAAAATACAAGGTTAAAATTGAAACAGTTGTAAAAATATTGCTAAGTGATGAATTTGAAGAATGTCAAAGAAAATTAGATTTATTAAATGCTCTTTACAAAGGACACAAAGAAAACTTTTTGCAAGCATTTAAATAATACCTGAAAAAAATTGGATATATTTACACATTGGTGGAAAAATATATCCAATAAAGTATTATTTTATAATGGTTTAGAGCATATGAAATTGATTCTTAAAAGGAATAGGAGAAAGGTGTAAGGGATTGTGTACACGTTTATTCCGTACAAAAGGCTATATGCTTAGTAGTAACACCTTTCTCAATAAATTTAAACAGGAGGAATTTAATATGATTAATAAGAAAATTGAAGAATTAAAAGGTAGGAATGATTTAAATGATAGTGAAAAGGGTTTTTTAGGTTTATTAGAAAAGTTTGTTTATTTTGATTGTGATTATGATAAAACAATTAGACATCATTTATTTAATACTTTAAAATTTAATCCTAATGAATTTACTGAGTATGAAATAAAGGAACAAGAATTTGAGTTGAAAAAACATATTCAAAAATTGCAAGGAATTATACCAGAAAAAATAGTATTTGATGAAGATTATTTTAAACCAGTTGAAAATAAAACTAAGAAAATAGATATGGTAAAATATTATCAAATTAAACATTATATGAATGATAAAGAATTAGAAATGTTTACAATTTTACGTGATTTTGATTTTGATTTTGAAAGGACAGTTAAATATTATTTTACTCATATGTTGAAAAAAGATTTAAATGAAATTTATCCTGGAACTATAGAAAAGTCTATTAATAAATTAAAAGAAGAATTTGATTTTTTAATAGGAGGATGATATGAAAATATTAGAATATTTTGGATTTGGCAAGAAGGATAAAATAATTGAAAAATTGAATCAAAAGCAAAAAGAATTAGAAGTATACATGTTAATTAACAATAATTGTATATTAGTTAATAATTATATTTTACAATCAATGATGAAAGATAATAGTAAAATATTGGAAGAACATGATAAGATAACAGAAATTTGTATAGAAGTAAAAAATAATATTGATAAATTAGTAGTAGAATGTCAAGAAACAAGAGAAATTAATGAAGATGAAAAATTTAACTTACAAATATTCAGAAAGAAATTAAATGGCAATATGACAGAAGAAGAAAAAGATAAAATGATGCAGGATTATAAGGATGGTAAGTGGTGAAATAAGCTAAAAATTAATTATTTTTAATTATGTCTATAAAGTATTAATATTAGTAGGTTTATAGTAGTTTTTGCTATGCGTAAAAATGCGAAATTTTAAGGCTAGATTAAGAGATAATTTTTAAAAGGTATAAGTTTAGGTAGAGATAATTTAAGTGTCTTATTTAGGCTTAAATTTGCGTTTAAAAGACCAGTGGAAAGGGTGGTTAGATTTAGCCATCCTGTAGCTGTGGAGAGGGTGGACAGATTTTGGCTAATTTAGAGGTAAATTTTAATCAAAAGTATTGTTATTGTTAGGTTTAAGAGAGGGGGACTTTGCCGAGGAAAGGATGTGATATGAAAATTGTCACCTTGTGGGAATCAAGACATAGATTGTATTGATTGTTGTGGTAGAGAAGTATGTGATTTGAGTGAATTTTATGAAGGTATAGATGTTATTGAAGAATTGAAAATAGCATTGAAAGAAACAATGGGAATTGATATTGATGAATGGAAGAGTAGATTTGGATAGAAAAGAAAAAATAATTGTTGACAACTAATTATTCAAATGTTATTATTGAAATAATAAAACTAATTGAAAAGGTGGTTGACAATATGAAAATTGAAAAAGTTAAAATTGTAGTGACAGAATGTAATTTAGAATTTTACATGAGCAAAAGAAGAGCGAATGACATAGACAACGTATTGAGAAGAATTAGAACATATAGACCATGTGTAGACTTGCATAATATAGAAATTAAAATTAGTGAAGTATATTAAGCTACTCCTAAGAGTAGTTTTTTCTTTTTCTCAATCAAGAAAATAAATATAATAATCTATCAAAATATATGTTGACATTGTTTTAAGTATGTAGTAAGATAAGATTAATAAAATAATTAATTGAGAAAAGGAGAATGAATTATGAAAAATTGGTTAAATAAAAACAATCCAGAAGGTAGAATTTTTGAAGATGAAACAGTTTATTTGGTAAAAAATATTAATCTTACTGATGAAGAAGTGGTGGAAGTTGAAAAAACTTTAAAAACTGCTCTTTTCGTTGAAGAAGAAATTTCAATTATGGATGATGCTGATATTTTAGGAATTATTAAGAATTATACTAAGAACAGTGTAGATGCAAGAATCTTAGGTATTAATGAAAATATATTTGAATATGATTTTTTTGCGGATGATATAGTTATATTCTCTATTGAAGATATTTTAGAAGTTAGAAGAGTGCAAGATTTTCTTATAGAACGTGGCAATAGTATTACGGAGGAAAATTAAATGAAACATTTAGATATGAAAAAATTTGATGTACCTTTTTTATCTCCTGAAATGATGAAAATAAAAATGCAGGTTGAAGAAATTAAATCAAATAAAAGAAGTTTTATATTATTTTTAAGTACAAATTTAATATTATGTGGGATTTATATAGCTACTCTTTAATGAGTAGTTTTTTTATGTGTTTTTTTTGCAAAAAGTCAATAATATCTCATTGTAAGTATATCACAAAATATAAGAATGTCAATAGGATGGAGGAAAATAAAATAAAAATTTGTTCATATGACCAAGCAACAAAAATAACAGGTTATTCAGTATTCAATAATAAAGAATTAGTTACATTTGGTAAATTAGAAGTTAATGAAGAATTAAACTACATAAAAAGAATTAAGTTAATGAGTGAATTAATCAAACAAAGTATCATACTACATAAACCTGAAATAGTGTTGTTTGAGGATACACAATATCAAAATAATGTTTTAACATTAAAGCAATTATGTCAACTTCAAGGTTCTATTATAAACATTCTACATGAATTTGAATTAAAATTTTTTATAATCGAACCTACTAAATGGCGAAGTGGATTAGGTATTAAAGGGCGTAAACGTAAAGAACAAAAATTTAACACTCAATTAAAAGTTAAAGAATTATATGGAATTGAAGTAAGTGAAGATGAAGCTGATGCTATTGCGTTGGCTTCTTTTTATTTGCAGAGGGAGGAATAAATGAGCATACAACATAATTTTGCTGATTCGATAAAGGTAGGTAAAAAAGGTGAAAATATAGTTTATGATTGGCTAATGAGTAGAGAAAGTGTTAAAAATGTGATTGATGTGTCAGATGATAGAGATTATCAGAAAAAAGATATTGATTATATTGTACAATTTCATAAAGGGAAGAATGTCAGTATTGAAATAAAGTGTGACACTTACTATCACACAGGAAATTTTTTCTTGGAACTTATTTCTAATGATAATAAAGGTACAGAAGGATGTTTGATTTATACTGAAGCTGATTACTTGTTTTATTTTTTTGATAAAGTTAATATTTTATATATTATTCCTGTGAAGGAGTTACAGCAATGGATTAGTGAAAATAAAGATAGTGGTAGATTTAGGAAGAAAAAATGTGGAAATTATATTAATGGTAGATATGTTTATTCTTCAGTTGGATTGTTAGTTAATAGAGATACTTTGTGTGAAGAGATAAATGAAATGGGTGAACGTGTTTTAGTTAGAAATATATAATAGAAAGGTAATATAAATATGATTATAAGATTCATTAAGAATTTCATATGGTTTTGGAAAGAATCATTTAGTTTTATGGAAGGATATAACAAATTATATATTACATATGGTTGTATTATAAAAGTTATACCTTTTTGCATTGAACAAGAAAAATGGTATAGGACAGAGGATAAATTGAAGGCTTATTGTGAAATGAATAGGATTATGTATTTTTAAATTAAATAGAAAAGGGAGATATAATTATGAAATATCAAACAGGATGGAAGATTAATATGTTAGAGAATAATAAACAAGCATTAGAAAAAGAAATTGAAGAGTTGAAAGCAAGATTAAATGAATATGAAAAAATTAAAAGAAAACATGAACATAGATTATTTTGTAAAAGTTCAGAATATGTTTGTGATAATAAATTTAAAAGTTGTTCTTATGATGGTGTTATAGATTATATCATTGATGATGTTGTAAAATTTAAAGAACATAATGATATATGGGAAAAAGAATATAATAAATTGAAAGAAATTATTAGTAAGATTGACAAGAGAGTACCTATTGAAAAGGTATTAGATTTATTGGATGCTTATGAAAAGCAGAATGATGAATTAATGAAAGATAATTCAATATTAATAAAAGATAATACAAAGTTAATGGAAAAAGTTAAGCCTAATATAAGGTGTATGTTAAAAGAATTAAATGACAGTAGAAATTATAATGATATTCATATAGAAGATATTGAAGATGCTATATGTTTTCTTGGAAGAAATAATAAATATGGTGAAGTATATGTAAGTGATAGTGTTAAAATAATCAGAAGTGTATATGAAGAGATTCAATTTAAAATACTTTTTGATAAAAAGGATATTATTGAAACATGTGAATTAGATGAAATGCTGTACTTTTTAATGAATAATAAGAAATTTCAAATTGAGATGGATGATTTTGATTTTAGTGAGGTAATGGGATTTATTAAAACAATTTATGATTGTAGTTTGGATGATAGAATTAAGGTTACATTTGAAAGTGATATGAGTGATATAAAAGATAATATAATATATTATAATAAAGGATAAGAATAAAATGGAAGTAGGTGCTTTTTAGTGCCTACTTTTTATATTGGAGGAATTATTATGTATGCGTATTGTTTTAAGTGTAATATTTATGATTCTGGAGATACAGACGATTTAGATAGTTTAGTTGAATTAGTCAAGGAACATGGTGGATTATTAAGTTTTGATGATGATAGAGATAGTGTATGTCCTCGATGTGGTGAGAATAATTGTTTGAGGATTGATTAATGTGGAGAGAGAGAGAAGGAGAAGGTATAGATATGTGTGAAGATGAATTAAAGTATTTTAATGAAACTAAATCAAGAGATAAATTTATTGATAATTATAGTATTGAAGAAACAAAAGTTAAATTTTTAAAAAGTACATATATTAAAGGTGATATATTGAAGATTACAAGAACAGATGAAGCTATATGTATTAAAAATAAAGATAATAATGGTGTATATACTATTATAAGAAGTTTTGGAAGTATTGAAGCACAAGAAATATTCAAAGATGATTTAGTTATTTTAATAGGTAATTTATCGGAAGAGGATGAAGAATAATATGTGTGATGCGTTAAGTGGAATTGTTTATCAATTATTTGATGAAGTTAAAAAGTTAAAGGATAAAGTTAGTGAGTTAGAAAATGAAGTAGTTGATTTAAAGGATAGTATGGAAGTATTGGAAAATGATGCTTATGGTTGGTTTATGGTGAATAGGATTGATAAAGTGGAGGTAAGTGAATAAATTTATCATACTACATATATGGTAGTTTGACGTTAAAATAGGGTAAATGTTAGGTAAAAATTAGGGGAAAAGTGTATCATTTTGATACAGTATTTTAACACTTTACTATGCTAAAGGATATGTAGTATTGAATACTATGTGATGTAGAAATTAATGCTAAGTAATTGATATGTAAGGGTTTTGTAAGTGTTTGATATTTGTTTGGTATTTTGAAAGTAGGTGAAAGGATGGGAAAGTTAACTGTAACAGACGGTGAAAATGTGACTCCTGCTGAGTTACGTTTATTGAAAGTTTTACAAAATCCTGATAATTTTGGAAAAACTCACACAGAAAAGGCAAAATTGGCAGATGTTAGTAGAACTTATTACTATGAAATGATTAGAAAACCAAGATTTATGGAAGTTATGAAAAATACTGTTAATGATTTACTATGTGATGAATTGTTTCCTATTATAGATTCATTAAAAAAGAAGGCTAAAGAAGGTAGTTACAATCATCAAAAGTTATATTTTGAAATGATTGGTTTGTATTCACAGAAGAAAGATATTAATGTTAATGTGAATAACGGTATTGAGAAGCATTTAAAAGAACATCAAGAATATAAAGAATATATGGCAAGTATGGGCGAAGTAGTTGAAGATATTGAATACTTTGTTAATGATGAAGATGATTAAGTTTGAATAAAATTTTCGTTTTATCATGTTATTCTATCTATAGAAATACTATGTGAATTTCGCTGAGATAATAGTATTTATATAATTGTTAGCATAAGTTCCGAATAATACAGCGTAAATTATATTATAAACCTTGTACCATTGATTCTATAAGGGTTTGTTGGTAGTTCTCTAGTTTACATAATATTTATTATCGGAAGTTCCGTATATAATTAGTTTCGCTTATAATTGAACGGGTAAGTTTATAGTTACATAAGGCTAGGGTTGTGAATACACATTGTACTTTCATAGCTAATACTTGGACACTTGAACACCCAAAGTATGTTAAAATTGTGTGATAAATGTTAATGAAAATTGTGGAAAGTTAGTAAAATTGTGGTAAAATTACGTTGTTTCGTTATTACGGAATTACGTTATAACGGAAGGGGGTATCCCCAAACGTACCCCCACACCCACAAATATAATATATGGCTATCAGAGTACATATATAAAATTGCCAATATACTCTAAACCATTGATTTTACTATGTTTTTAACACTAAGTGTAATGTCAAATAATCAATATATAAACAGGAGTTGCTATAATGTCTAGTAAAATTGACAAATTATTAAATGAATTAAACTATTCAATAACAAGCAAACATACAACTAAAAAACAACGTAAAGCAAAGCAACGTGAATATCTCTTAGAAGAGAAAAGAAAAAGAGGTGAACATATAAAATAACTATTAAAAAATCAGAGCAACACAAGTTAAAAATAACTAAATCAGAGCAAAAAAAAGGTTTAACTGAAGCAGATATTATACAAAAATCATTAACTGAATTCCCTTTTTATGCTTATAAAAATTTAAAAATACGCACTAAAGAAGGTGAATTAAAAAAATTTAAACTAAATTCAATTCAAATTAAATTAGATAAAATAATTGAAAAACAACGTAGTTTAAATAAACCAGTTAGATTAGTAATCCTTAAAGCTAGACAAGAGGGCGCTTCAACATATACAGAAGGTAAATTATTTCATTTAACTTCAACACAGGAAAACATTAATACAACAATTATAGCACACTTAGAAGAATCCACAACTAACTTATTTAATATGTCTAAATTGTTTTTAGATGAATTACCTGATGAAATGCGTCCTATGGTTAAATCAAATAATTCACAACAATTAATATTTGAAAATCCAACAAAAGAAGTAAAAGAGAAACAAGAAAATCCAGGTTTACGTTCTAAAATGAGAATGATTACAGCTAAAGGTTCTGGTGCAGGACGTTCAAATACTATTCACTATTTACACGTATCTGAATTAGCTTTTATGCCTTCACCAAAAGAAACAATGTTAGGATTATTACAATCAGTACCATATTCTAAAAATTCAATAATTATCGTTGAATCTACTGCAAATGGTATAGGTGATTATTTTTATGAATTATATACTAATGCCAAAAAAGGATTAAATGATTTTATACCTTTATTTTTTGCATGGTTTGAACACAAAGATTATCAAATGGAATTAGATGAAGGTGAAGTATTAAAATTAACTGATGAAGAAATTGAGCTTCAAAAAGCATATAATTTATCTCCTGAACAATTAAAATGGCGTAGATGGTGTATTAAGAATAATTGTAATGGTGATGAAGAAAAGTTTAAACAAGAATATCCATCAAATGATAATGAAGCATTTTTATCATCTGGTAGACCTGTTTTTAATCATAATAAATGTGAATATTACAAAAATAATAAATGTAAAAATCCTTTAAAAAAAGGTAATATAATTGAAGTAAATAAAAGAGTACAATTTAATTCTAGTAAAAAAGGTTATCTATCTATATGGGAATTTCCTATTGATGGACAAGAATACATAATATCTGTAGATACTGCTGAAGGTTTAAAACATGGTGACTATTCATGTGCAGATGTTTTAAATAGGAAAAACAAAGAACAAGTTGCACAATTTCATGGACATATTGACCCTGACTTATTTGCTAAAGAAATTGAAATGTTAGCAAGATTTTACAATCGTGCATTAGTTGTTCCAGAATTAAATAATACTTCTGGTGGTAGTTTCTTATCCTCACTTAAACCAATTTATAAAAACATCTATAAACGAAAAGAAAATGTTGATAGCGTAAGCAATAAAACTATTCAAGAATATGGTTGGCGTACTATGCAAAACAATAGAAAATTAATTATTGATAATCTTATTCGTATGTTTAGAGATGATTTAATAAAAATAAATTGCAAAGAAACAATAGAAGAATTTATTACTTTTGTCTATGATGATAAAGGTAAACCACAAGCACAATCTCTAAAACATGATGATAGAGTGCTATCGCTGGCTATATGTGCTTATGTTGATTCACAAAAATACTATAATCCAGATGAAGCAAATGAAATAGATGATTATGAAGAATATAGACCAGTTAATTCAAGGACAGGCTATTAGAAGGGAGGTTTAAATCATAGCAAAACCTAATCAAAAAAATTTAAATAAATATATGAATAGAATTATATTATCAGAACAAAATGTAGTTAATAATTACAAAGATAAATGGGAAAGATTCTATCAAATGTATAATAACTATGTTGATGCTATTATTGACCCTGCAACACAAAAACAAATAACAACTACTAGCAATATTTCTATTCCGTATGCTTATATTCAAGTAGCGACAATTTTGCCGAGGTTAGTAGAAACATTATTTTCTGCAAGACCTTATATCACAGTGAAGGATAGGGAAGTTAACGACTACAATTTTGCAACAAATAATCAAGTTTTATTAGATTATCAAATGAATGAGCGAATGAATTTACGTTCTAAGTTTGCAGAAGGATTAAAAACTTTATGTATATATGGAACAACTATCGCTTATACAGGATGGAAGTATGATACAAGAAATATAATTAAAAAACAATTAGTTGATATTATTGATGAAGAAACTAATCAGCCATTTGTTGATGAAGTTACTAGACAACCAATTCAAAGATATCAACCTGTTAAAACTAAAGAAATTCTATATGATGACCCTGATGTATATTTTGTTGATTTGTTAAATTTCTTTGTAGACCCATATGCAGAAGATATTGATACAGCAAGATGGTGTGGACATATCACATATGAAACAAAATCAGAAATACAAAAGAAACATGATAGTGAAATATATGTTGTTGATTGGAAAAAAATAACTTCTTCTAATTCATATAATAAACCTAAACAAGAAAGAATGGCATCTATAGGAATTGCTATAAATAATTCTTCTCCAAATTCTGAAGATGATTTATATGAAGTTATTCACTATTGGGAAGATAATAGACATGTAATTATTATTGAAAGAAGTTATATAGCAAAAGATGAAGAAAATCCATACTGGCATAAAAAGAAACCATATGATATGTCAAGATATGACTCAATCCCAGGTGAATTTTATGGCAAAGGTGTTATGGATAGAATTGAACCTTTAATTGATGAATTAAACACATATAGAAATATGCGAATTGACTATGCTGCTATGTCAAATCGTAGAATGTTTAAATATAAAAAAGGTTCAGGTATAAGTAAAAAAGATTTGACATGGCGTCCAAATGGTTTAATTCCTGTAAATGAGATGGATGATATAGAAGAAATTGGCGTTCAAAATGTATCACCTCAAATGTTTAATCAAGAAGAAACGGTGAAACAGGATATCATGGATGCAACCGGGGCTCAATCAGTGATAATGGGAACATCTTCCAGAGATACAGCAACAGGTACAATGACTAAAGATTCAAATGCTTCAATTAGATTTAAAGAAATTATTACTTCTATTGAAAAAGATTTACTAGTTAATATTGCTAGAAAGATGATGCAATTAAATCAACAATTTTTAGATACTGAAAGAGTATTAAGAATTTCTAATATTAAAGGTGATGATTGGGTAAATATTAATCCAGACGAAATACAAGGGGAATTTGATTGTATTGCAATGGGTTCAAGTGTAGAACCATTAGCTAATAAAGAAGCATATAAACAAAGATTATTGCAATTATATCAAATATCTAATACAGACCCAATATTCCAAGCATTTCCTGAAAAGAAATTATATTTAATGAAACTTATTTTCCAAGCATTTGATATGCAAAATATTGAAGAATTAATTCCCACAGAAGAAGAAGTAAAAGCAAAACAAATGCAACAAGTACCAGTACCACCTAATGAACAAACTTTACCTGAAAATACTTTACCTCAAAATGATATGCAATTACCACCAGATTTAATGAATCAATTAATGGGTATGCAAAATACTGAAAACTTTTCAGCAAATGCAAGTGGTGGATTAAATCGTTCAATTATGGAAGGACAAGGTTTATTACCTGAATAGGAATGGAGTAATTATATGGAATATAGTAAAGAAGATAGATATAATATTTCCAATATGCTTGAAAATGATGGATGGAAGTTAATGGAAGCATATATTAATCAGATGAAAGATTATTATATGAATGAATTAGCTACATGTAAATTAGAAAATATAATATTTAATCGTGCAAAACTTGAAGCATATAAAAGTATTATAGAACAAATTAATTTTATTTTAGATTCTGAAGATTAACTACATAGTTAATATATATAAAAAATAATAGGAGGTTTATATTATGAGTTTTTTAGGATTAGGAGAACCTATAACCGATGTTACTACTTCCCCTACTGGACAAGAAGTATTTAGTGACATGGCAGGTGATTCTCAATCTAGTGTAAATGAGGAAGTTGAAGTAGAAGTTAATAATGACCAACAATTTCAAGATGATGAAACTGGTCAGGAAGAACAAGATAATTCTACTGAAGAGGAAGTAGAAGTAGAAGATAATTCTACTACTAATGAAAAATTAGCTGGTAAATTTAAAAGTGTTGATGATTTAGTTAAAGGTTATAAAAATCTTGAAAAAGCATTTCATCAATCAAGACAACCACAACAACAAAATAATAGTCAACAACAACAACCAGTTAAATCACAACAAGAAGTATCAGATGCTATTTTTCAAGCTATGACTGAAGACCCTGCATCTGTAATTCAATATTTTGTACAACAGGCTTTAGCACCAATTCAACAAGAAAAAGCAGACATGCAATTGCAAAATAATTTACAAGAATTATCTAAAGATTATTCTGAAATTTCTGATGAAAAAGGTTTAGCTGATATGTTTATTAAGGCAAAAGAAATTGCTTTTGAATTAGGTAATCCTAATTTATCAGAATCTAAACGTATATTAAAAATGGCTTGCCAAGAATTATATCCTAAGTCAACATCTAAACTTGTAAAACAAGTAAAGAATGAAACACAAAAAGAAATACTTGAAAATATGAAAAGTAAGCAAAGTGTAAATACAAATAACAATATGAAACAATCAAAACAGAATAATGGTAGTAAAACACCAGAAGAATTGATTATTGAAGGAATATTCAATGCTGGTAGAAAAAATATATTTTAAAAATAAAAAATAAAAATTATAGGGGGAATATTTAAACATGGGAAATATTAATGGAGTATTAACAACCGCAAACATTGTAACTGCAAAACAAATTATAGATATGAGTAACGTAATCGCAACTCTATCTCCGACTGAAACACCTTTTATTTCACTTTTAAAGCAAGTAAAAACTATGAAGGAAGATGCTACCAATCCTAAATTTCATTGGTTAGAAGATGATTTAGTTGGTAGAAAAACACAATTAAATATGGCTGGCAATGCTGCTGCTGATGTAACAAAATTGATTTTTGATGATGGTACTATTTTTGCAATAGGTGATATTGTTAATGCTGTAGCTACTAATGAAAATATGATTGTAACTGCATTAAATCCTGATGGTGACAACGTGAACGAAATTACTGTGACTAGGGCATATGGCACTACTACGGCTGCTATTATTGCTGATAATGCTGTAGTATTAATTGTTGGTAATGTTAGTCAGGAATTTTCTGGTACTAGAGTTGCTAAAACTACTGAAGTAGAAGATAAATTTAACTATACTCAAATCTTCAAAACACCTTTTGGTATTTCTGGTACTGCTAAAGCTACTTCTGTTTATGGTGGAGTAGATGAATTAGCTTATCAGAGAAATAAAGCTGGTATTCAACACTTGATTGATATTGGTAGAGCATTTTATTTTGGACAGAAGAAATTAGATACTTCTGGTACTTATGTAGCTAGAGCAACAGGTGGTATTTTATCTTTTGCAACAGAAAACATATATAATGCCAACGGTACATTGACACAAGCTAATTTTGAGCAGAATTTATGTAAAAATGCTTTTCTTTATGGTAATGATGAGAAAATGCTTTTTGCAGATGCTACATTACTTTCTGTTATCAATGGTTGGGCATTAGGTAAACTTCAAATTAATCAAGAAGCAAAGAAATACGGATTATCTGTATTCCAATACATTTCTCCGTTTGGTATTTTAAATATTGTTTATGACAGAATTTTAAATGATTCTACATATAATGGTGTTGTTCTTGATGTTAAAGAAGTAAAATATCGTCCGTTAAAAGGTAGAGATACTAAACTTGAAACTAATCTTCAAGATAATGATGAAGATGGTATCAAAGAACAGTATATTACTGAATGTGGTTTGGAAATTCGCAATCCTAAGAAACATGCTTCTATCTATGGTGTAACTGGTTAATTAAATATTTAAGAGAGTTGAAATATACTCTCTTTTTATTTTTTAAATTTAAATTTAAGCAAGGGAGGTAAGATATGAATACATTTGATTTACTAGCAAAATATATAGACATGGAATCAGGTATTGCAAAAGTAGAAACAATAATGGGTGTTAGCACAAGTGGAACAAAAACAACTATTGTAGATACAAATAAAGAATTTATTACCAATATGTTTGCTAATTCAATAGTAAAATTTACCACAGAAGATAAAGAATATTTTAAAACAATTGTTTCTAATACTGCTGATACTATAACATTTACTCCTGCTTTAGCTGGTGCAAAAGCTACAGCAACGATAGGTGAAGGTACAAGTGAAATTGTAGTATCGTATATAGATGAAGGTGTAATTGGAAATGTATATGATATTGAAATAGTAGAGGGAGATTCTGCTGATTCTGATTTATCAGCTATATTAACAGATTCTACAATTGTAGTTTCATTAGGTACTGATTCTGGAGATGCAGCTATAGCAAGTATAGGTACAGGTACAGATGGAACAGTTAATTTAGAAGTTGTAGAAAATGGTATTGATGGAAATGACTATACTATAGAAGTTGTAGCAGGTACAAGCACATTATCTTTTGTTATAGTAGAAAAAGCTATAACTATTACATTAGCAGAAAATGGTAGTACAGCAGGTGATATTGCTACATTAATTAATAGCGAAACTTTATTAGTTGATGCTGTTGCAAGTGGTACAGGATTAGATTTATTAACATTGGCAGAATCAGCAACTTTCTCTGGTGGTGGAGATAATTTTGCTGTAGATGATACTAAAAATACTGCAACATTAGTAGCAACAGAAATTAATGCTTTAGATGAATTTACATGTAGTACAAGTAATACAGGTGTTGTTGAAGTAACAACTGAAAATATTGTTTTTAGTGGTGGAGTAGATACTATAAATGTAGAAAATGGTAGTAAGTATGAAATTTTAAATTCTTTAGCTACAGGTGCATCAACTTCAGCAAAGCAAGATACTATCATATCTCATGTAGATGGTATTGAAACAGCATTAACTACTTTAAATGGTAAAGATTTTTCAACAGAAGCAAAATTAGAAGCAGTTAGAGCATTATTAGCAGGAACATTAAATACTAATATAACAAATAGAACAACTATAAAAACTGCTACTATAACTTCAGGTACACCTCTTTCAACAGAAATAGACCTCGAAGGTTATCAATTAGCAGCAATAGAAATGCCGTCTGAATGGACTGCTGCTGGATTAACTTTCCAAGGTAGTTCTACTTCTGGAGGAACATATAAAGATATAAAAGCCAATGGTTTAGAAGTAACTGAACCTGGAAGTAATCTTACTGCAACAGCAAATGTAATAAATGCAATTGATGTAAATGCTTTGGCTTTAGCACCTATTAGATATTTAAAAATTAGAAGTGGAACATCAGGTTCAGCAGTCAATCAAACAGCAGATAGAACATTGACTTTGATTCTGAAAGTTTAGGAGGTGTTATCATGGCACTTCCTTTAAAACCAAAACGTCTTATTCAAAACGGATTAGTTGCTCATTATGCTCCAATTCGACAGAGGAATTTGTTGAAGTGGAGTGAGGATTTTAGTAATAGTGTGTGGATAAAGACAGATACTACTATAGTTTCAAATGACAAGACAGCACCAAATGGTGAATTAACTGCGGATAAAGTTCTTGGAAGTGGTGTTGGTTCAAGTGTAAATTGTACGTTTGCTGTAGGTTCTATAACTTCAAAAATATTTACTATTTCATTATGGGTTTATGCTGACACACAATTTAACTTTACAATCAGGGTACGTGGAACAGGCACAATGCAAGAAGCAGAAAATCTTATAGTTTCAACAATTGCAGGACAATGGGTGCGTATTTCTGTAAAGAAAACATTTACTGCAAGTGCAGATGGTAATTCAATATTATTAGCTATTTATACAGGTTTATTAAATATTGATACATCTAAAACTTTTTGGCTTTGGGGTGCTCAACTAGAACTCTCCCCATCCGCAACAACATACCAACGCACAACTGATTTGCAGACTTTATGGAATCAAAAGCAAGAAAATATGAGTGTGACGAATATTGTGCAAGGTGGGAATTTTCCTAGTACT